CATGTTGAAGATACGGCTGATACTGTAGTGAGATTATTAGATGCAACAAAGCCAGTTCCATCTGGTATCTATACTGTCACATCAGAAGAGAGGTGGAGTTGGAGAGACATTGTAAGTGTTTTGAAGACGATGTATCAAGAAAAATATCCGGGCTCAACAGATCCATTTATTTTAACTTACGAAGATTGTTTGGCTGGTTCAATAGGCGATCCAGTTAATCTTTATGTTAGTGGAGAAAAACTTAAATCCTATTATTCATGTGATAGATCGGTAGAGCAAGCCGTCCGAGATGCACTCTCATTTCTTGGTTGGTGTGAATGAAAATTTGCGTTCAAGGTTTATGGCATTTAGGCTCAGTCACTGCAGCTTGTCTTGCATCTAAAGGACATGAAGTTATTGGATTGGATTTTAATGCGTCTGTCATTATTGATTTAAATAATGGTAAACCTCCTATTTTTGAGCCTGGATTAGAGCATCTTATACATTCAGCATTAAAGAATAATGCGATTAGCTTCGTAAGTGCACCGCCCAATAATATAGATTTTTTGTGGGTAACTTATGATACTCCAGTTAATGAGGATGATAACGCAGATGTAAATTTTGTTATGGATCAAATAAAATCTATGGTTGATGCTTTAGCTCCAAATGCTACGGTGTTAATTTCATCTCAGATGCCTGTTGGCTCTATAAAAAAATTAGAAAAATATTTTTTTAATGTTTGTCCTGAAAAAAATATTGGATTTGCTTGTTCCCCAGAAAATCTTAGATTGGGAAATGCAATCAATATATTTTTAAACCCAGATCGTATTGTTGTTGGAACTCGTTCTGAAAGAGATAAAAATAAAATACAAAAGATATTATCAGCAATTACTGACAAAATTGAGTGGATGTCTGTTGAATCGGCTGAAATGACAAAGCACGCCATTAATGCATTTTTGGCAACTTCCGTTGTGTTTGCCAATGAAATAGCTACCATTTGTGAAATTACTGGAGCAGATGCTAAAGAAGTAGAGAGAGGACTAAAAACTGAACAAAGAATCGGTCCAAGGGCTTATTTATCTCCTGGAGTTGCTTTCTCGGGCGGCACATTAGCAAGAGATATAGAATTTTTAAAAGAAGTTAGTAGCGGCGCAAATATATCATTATTATCTTCGGTAAAGACAAGTAACGACAATCATAAATTATGGACCAGAAAAAAATTATTACAGCTATTTAAACAAAAAGAAAAATTTAAATCTCCTTTAGATGATGTAAATATAACTATCTGGGGAATTACTTATAAAGCTGGAACCGACACTTTAAGGCGCTCATTGTCGGTAGATTTATGTAATTGGCTATTACAACACAAAACAAATGTTACTGTACACGATCCAGTAGTTAAAGAATTGCCAGTAGAATGGTCAGGCATTGTAAATAGATGTTTTAGCATAGATCAATCATTAGATGACGCACAAGTATTAATAATTGAAACGGGCTGGGAAGAATATAAAAATTATTTTAAATCACATCCGCCACCTAATAATTTAATTATAATTGATCCTAATAGATACTCAGCATATTTATCGGATAATAAAAATATTAATTATGTATCGGTAGGTACGCCATTAAAATGATATAATAATTATTATGTCTGTGGGAACACAATTAAAATGATAACGGTTTATACAATAACATATAATGAAGAACTTTTAATTCAATTTATGATCGATCATTATCGGTCTAGATTTCCGAATTGTCATATAGTGGTGTATGATAATAAATCTACTGATAATACCGTTAATATTGCTGTTAAAAATGGATGTGAGATTAGGGGGTACGAATCCAATAATTCATTAAATGATCGTATCCATATGGATATTAAAAATACTTGTTGGGTTAATGCTCAAACAGATTGGGTATTAATGTGTGACCTTGATGAATTACTAGATATTAATGATGAAGAATTAAAACAAGAAGAATCTATAGGTACAACAATAATTAAAACTGAAGCATGGACTATGATTAATATGGAAGATAATTTTGATATTAAAAATATCACATGTGGATATCGCGATGGCGGATATGATAAATCGTTACTTTTTAATAAAAAATTTATACAATCTATAAATTATGGAGCGGGGTGTCACGATTGCCATCCTGTTGGAATAATTAAGCATAGTGATAAATCATATCCAATACATCATTTTATGCTTATAAATCCTGAGCATTTTATTGCAAAATGTAAAGTGACCCAACAAAGATTAAGTGAAGAAAATAAAAAAAATAATTGGGGATATCAAGTTCAAAAATCTGAAGATATATTGAAAGCAGATTTTGAAATGTTAAGAGCCCGTGCTCGTACACAAAATACACCATTAAGAAGAAAATAAGATTGGAATAAAATTAAAATGATAACAATTTATACATTTACATATAATGAAGAAGTTTTAATTCAATTTATGATCGATCATTATAGGGCTAGGTTTCCTAATTGCCATATAATAATAAATGATAATTCTTCAACTGATAAAACTATTGAAATAGCACAATCTAATGGCTGCGAAATTAGAAATTATAATTCTAATGGGACGCTTGATGACGGTTTGCATGTGCATATGAAAAATTCATGTTGGAAAGATAGTAAAACAGATTGGGTTTTAGTTTGTGATCTTGATGAATTGCTAGATATTAATGAAGAACAATTAAAGCAAGAAGAAATAAACGGTAATACAAAAATTAAATCTGAAGGCTATACTATGGTTAATATGGAAGAAAATCTTGATATTCCAAGTATTACGTACGGTTTTAGAGATGGCGGATATGATAAAGATGTTCTTTTTAATAAAAAATTTATAAGTGAAATTAATTATAGTACTGGCGCCCACCAATGTAATTCAATAGGTCAAATTCAATATAGTAATCCATATAAACTTTATCATTACAAATCAATTAGTCCAAATTATTGTGTAGCGAGATGTGCAGATACTGCAAAAAGACTAAGTGCTGCCAATAAATCAAATGGTTGGGGAGGCGCTTGCCTTAGAACTGAACAGGCAATAAGAGATGATTTTGCATTTATAAGAGGCGCCTCTTTTAAAGTAAGGTAAGTATTTATGTCTAATAAAAATGTTACACTTTGCATTACGTCATATGATAGATTTGATTTATTAAAACAAACAATTGACAGCTTTACATCTTTAAATACATATCCAATTGAAAGGATTGTCGTAATTGAAGATTCTACAAAATTAGAAATGAAAGAAAATATATTAAAAGAATACGGAAACAAAGTAGATTTAATTTTTAATGAAAATAGAATTGGGCAAGCGCCATCTATAGATAAAATGTATAATACCGTTACCACCAAATATATTTTTCATACTGAGGATGACTATCTCTATAGCGGTAACCCAAATTTTATTAAAGATTCCATTGATTTATTAGAAGAGCGACAAGATCTTAATCAAGTGTGGGCAAAACACTTTTCTGATTTTGTTGGAGAGAGCTGTAATCAATTTGAATCAGAAGTGCTACGAACATCTAGTGGAGTTGATTATAGATTATTAAAACAAAATTTTGGTGGCTGGTGCGGATTTTCTTGGTTTCCGGGATTAAGAAGATTAGAAGATTATCATAAAATGTTTCTTAATGGATATGGAAAATTTATAACCCCAGAATATTTAGTTAGTGGCGTACAAACTGAAGGCGAATGTAATACTCATGCTTTAAAGCAAGGCTATAGAGCCGGATATTTAATTAATACTTCATGCGGTCATGTTGGTATTAAAGGTAGAGAAACGTATAAATAATTTATAAATTCGGAGAAAGACATTTTGTTAGATTTATTAATTATTACTGGAGCTAGTAAGGGCATTGGGGCAAGTATTGTGGAAAAATGCTCCACGATATGTAAAACGATGATTGTAATAGCTTCTTCTGACAAAGTAAATTCTATAACTAGTGATAATTGTAAAATTATACCTGTAAGAGTTGATTTGTCTCAACATGATAGTGTACTTAATATTGTTTATGATATTGTATCAAATTTAAAAGATATCAATAGTTTAGGAATTGTATTATGTGGTGGACAAATAGGTGAGCCAGGTGGTCTATTAAATGCAAATCTTAATGAATGGGATGCCTTATATCGATGTAATGTTCTTGGTAATTTAGCAGTTATTCAGAGCTGTTCAAATATTATTAAATCTGGTGTAAAAACAAGAATTGTGTTTTTTGGCGGCGGAGGCGCAGCTTTTGCCTATCCTGATTTTTCGGGATATGCTTTATCTAAAGTAGCTACGGTGCGTGCCGCTGAAAATCTATCTGTAGAATTTTCTAATGCAGGATATGACGCGTCTGTTATTGCTCTAGCCCCAGGTGCAGTTGCTACTGATATATTAGATAAAGTAATTGCTAATGGTGGTAAAATAAGAACTAAAACTGATATTAGTGAGCCCACTAATTTTGTTTATAGGTTTTTAAATGATGAGTTGCCTTCAAAAAAATTAAATGGTAAATTTTTACATGTTAGAGATGATATGCAATCAATAGATTTTTCTAATGAAGAAATTTTTAAATTAAGGCGAATACAATGAAAATTGCTATTATTGGTGCAGGGTTAATTGGCTGTGAAAGAATTGAAGCAATTAATTTAATTTCTGCCACCAATAATGAAATTAGCATCTCTTCCGTGTTTGATGTAAATCAAGAAACTTTATCTAAAGTTAAAAAAAAATATAAAGTTAATACTGTTTCCAGCATTTCTGATGCTATGAATTTAAAACCAGATTGGGTTTTTATCGCAACTCCAAATGATATAGTTAAAGATATTGTCAAGCAAGCATTTGAAGTTAGAGCTAATGTATTAATGGAGAAACCATTTGGAAGATCTCTGGCAGAGGCTGAAGAAATAATAAAATTAAAACCGCCACAATGTAAATTAAATGTAGGATTTAATTATCGTTTCTTTGCCGGCATTGAGGCTGCATTATGTGACGCCAAGGCTGGAAAATTTGGCAAATTAATTTCTGTTAATTTGATTTTAGGTCATGGCAATTCTCCTGGTATGGAAAAATCTTGGAGATTTAATCCGGCTAAAGGTGGAGATTGCTCGACCGATCTTGGAGTTCATTTATTTGATCTAATATTGCAATTGTCTTCTGGCAATGTTTCGGTAGATTATGCTAAATCTTGGTCTGGATTTTGGAATACTGGAATCGAGGAAGAGGCTCATATGATGCTTTCAGATGAGGCTGGCACCATATTTAATGCCCAAGTTTCTTTTAATAGATGGAAAAGCACATTTAAATTAGAAATTAATGGCACAGAAGGTTATGGTATTGTAGAAAACAGGGGGCGCAGCTATGGACCGCAATCTTATAGAACGGGCGTTCGTTGGGGCTGGCTATCAGGAAAAAATCAAGCAGAATCAGAGATTATTATGATAGATAAAAATGATTGCATGGATTCTTTTATAAAAGAAACTATAGCAGTTATTGGTCTTAAAGACAAGATGCTATCTATTCAAATGCCCTGTAATCATATTGAGGCTAAAAATACTATGGGACTTTTAGAAAAAGTTAGAAATAAAATAAAGGAATTATAATGACTAAATATATGACAAATTTTGATGATTTAAAAATTATTAATGTTCGCAGTGATATCGCCAAATTACTTCATAAAATGAAAGCAAAAACAATATGCGAAATTGGTGTTAGAGATGGCGAACATTTACAAGCATTACTTATTAAAGGAATAACGCAAGCTGTGGCTGTTGATATTTGGAAAGATACTGGAGTTGTCAGTCAAAATGATGAATGCTCGGCACAGCTTGCATTAGATGAACAATATCAAATAGTATTAAATATGGCTGAAAAAGATAAAAGAATTAATGTAATTAAAGATTTTTCAGTAAATGCTAGTAAACAATTTCCTGATGAATATTTTGATTTTGTTTATATTGATGCAGATCATACTGAAGAGGCTGTTAAAGAAGATATTCTTGCTTGGTGGCCAAAAGTTCGTTCTGGCGGCGTTTTAGCTGGACATGATTATTCTCCTGCAATTATAACTTTTAAAGATAATTATGTTTTAAAGTTTGGCGTTATTGAGGCAGTAAATAAGTTTGTCGCTAATAATAAATTAGCCTTACATACAGATAGTGATGTGCCGCCAGGTGATAGAAGTTGGTTTATAGTAAAATCGTAATATATAGAAAGTAGGAACTATGAGTTTTTGGGACAGTCATCAAAATTTTGTCGATATTAATCGTTTTCGCGCGGAGGCTCACTATCTTGGAATTCAAACTATTTTTCCATATAAAGAAGTAACTGATTATGTGCGCACTCTTAGTAAACCATGGCTTGATATTCTTAAAGAGGATACGGCATTTGAAGTAATGCATCAAACTATAGATGGAACATTAGTAAGTAGAGACTTATTAGATAGCATTGTAGAATTAGAATTTTTAGAAAAACAATGTGGGTTTTCATTAAATGATATGAAAATATTGGATATTGGTGCGGGCTATGGACGCTTAGCTCATCGCCTTACAACTGCATATCCCGAAGCATTCGTATACTGTACCGATAAGGTTCCTGTTTCTCAAGAAGTTTGCAAAAAGTATTTAAAATTTCGTTCAGTAGATCATGCAGAAGTTGTTCTTCCTAGCGATCTTGAAAAAATTGGTACGCCTGATCTTGCAATGAATATTCATTCATTTCCAGAGTGTACCCGCGTCGAAATAAATGGCTGGCTTGATTGGCTTGTCGCTCATAAGGTTCGTTATTTTTTCGTTATTCCTCATCAATGGGCACCTGAAGGTATTTATGGTCAAAAAGATTGGAATTGTGAAATGTTTTGCATTGAAGATGGAAAGTCATTTAGACCTGATATTGAGGCTCATGGATATAAATTAAAAACATATTGGCGTCCCCTAGAATGCAATCCAAGAGATTTTTATCTATTTGAATTAGAAGAATAAACAATGATATCTGATAAAAAAATAACAGTAGTTGTAACTTCATTTAATAGATTTGATCTACTAAAACAAACTGTAGATAGCATTTTATCTTTAAATACATATCCTATTGAAAGATTTGTTGTAATTGAAGATTCAGTAAATTTAGAGATGAAAGATAAAATACTAGATACTTATAAAGATAAAATTGAATTAATATATAATGATATAAATATCGGTCAGCCAAAATCTATTGACAAAGCATATAGAACTGTTACTACAGAATATATTTTTCATAGTGAGGATGATTATTATTATAGAGGCAATCCTAATTTTATAAAAGATTCTATAGATATTTTAGAAGAAAAAAAAGATGTTCACCAAATTTGGTTAAGAAATTTAGCAGATTTTCGTGCTTGCGGTAATGAAGATACTATGACGCAGTTTGAAAATGAAATTTTACATACTTCTACAAATGTTCCATATAGAATGTTATTGGCTGATAAAAATGGTTGGTGTGGATTTAGTTTTATGCCGGCTGTAAAAAGAACAGAAGATTATCATAGAATTTTTCCAAATGGATATGATGCTTGTGTAACTCCACCACATTTTGGCTCTAGAGCCGAAGGGGAGGTAAATACTCATGCAAAAAATAATGGATGGCGCGGAGCAATATTAGTTAATGGCGCATGTGATAGTACAGGTCACGCACTATCAACATACAGAACTCCCGCCCAAGGCGGAACATATATAGAAAAAATATAAGGAAATTATGATAAAAGAATTATTTGAAAGCAAACTTTACAAAACAGATAAGTTTACCGGACATCAATATATGGAAACTTATAAAAAGGTATTAAATCCTAGAAAAAATACCGCCAAAAATGTTTTAGAGATAGGCGTTAATGCCGGAGGTTCTGTACTATTATGGCGAGACTTTTTTACTAACGCTCAAATTTACGGAGTAGATATAGCGGACATGCCAGAAGATATAGTTAATAATAATGAGAGAATAACTTTTATTAAAGATAATGCCTATGATTTACAATTTATGCATAATAACTTTATAAGCAAAGGTATTAAATTTGATGTTTTAATAGATGATGGACCTCACTCACTTGAGTCTATGTTATTTTTTGCGAAACATTATCCTGCATTAATGGCAGATGGTGCAGTGATGGTTGTCGAAGATATTCCTGATGTAAATTGGACAATTCAAATTACTCAAAGTTTGCCAATTCATTTGCGACCAAAAGCTAGCGCCGCGTGCTCACAATATCGTGAAAATATAGGTAGGTGGGACGACGTTTTATTTATATTAGAAACCTAATGCAGTGCGTAATTTTAGCTGGTGGTCTTGGCACAAGGATGTCATATTTTACATCTGATAAAATTCCAAAATGCCTAATTCCAATTAATGGACTTCCGTTTATTGACTACCAACTGCAATGGCTATCATCTCACGGAGTTAAAGATATTGTTCTCTGCATCTCTCATTTAAAAGAACAAGTTGAAAATTATGTTCAAGATGGTAGCAAATGGAACTTATCTGTTAGTTATGTCGATGATGGCTATGCCCCACTAGGAACTGGTGGCGCCTTACGCAAAGCTCTAGATGAAGATAAGCTGCAAGATAGCTTTATGATTATATATGGCGATTCTTTTTTGCCCATTGATTTTAAACCCATCTGGACTTATTGGCATTCATATCCATTCTTACCAGCCCTAATGGTTGTTTATAAAAATAATAATAAATTTGATAAAAGCAATGCCGATTTTGACAATGGATTCGTAGAATACGATAAATCTAATCCAAATAATTTTGAATATATAGATTATGGGCTATCTATATTAAATAAATCTATTATAGAAAACTATGTTCCTAGCAATACAAAATATAATCTATCAGATGTTTTTACAGAATTAAGCAAAGGTAAAATCTTGGGCGGCTATGAAGTTTATCATAGATTCTACGAAATAGGATCGGCTAGCGGACTAAATGATTTTGAATTTTGGTTGGACAATAAAACTGCTGGGGATTCTAAATGAAACTAATTGTGTTAGATAGGGATGGAATTCTTAATAAATTACTAATAGACTCTATTGGTAATTCAGACAGCCCCATGAGCGTAAGTCAAGTAGAAATATTTCCCTGGATTCCAACCGCCTTAAAACAATTAAATGATATGGGATTTGGTTTAGTCATCGCAACCAATCAGCCGGCTTGGGCCAAAGGCAAAGTAGAGCTTGAAACATTAAATCAAGTTCATAATTATATAGTAATGCGTGCAGAATCTAAAGGCGCCAAAATATTAAGTTCACATATTTGCCTTCATCGATCTGAGGATTATTGTGAATGCCGTAAACCAAAAACAGGATTATTACAAGAAGCGTTTGATTCCAATGCAGAATTTACTATATCTGGATCATGGATGGTTGGAGATAGGGCGACTGATATTATGGCTGGAAATTCTTTTAAATTAAAAACAGCCTGGTTAAAATACAATGTTGTTGACGATAGTAGCATCGACGTGAACATGTTAAATGAAATTAATTTAATACCAAATTATATTGGTGATGATTTGAGAGATTTTATTAAATTTATAAAAAAGCAGTAAGGTTTTGCATTTTATTCCACCAGTTATCGAACCATTTTGGAATAGGTTTATTATAATGCATAGCTAATTGTAGCTCATTATTTTGTTCTGCTGATAATAAATAGGCAATTTTCCAATATAGATCATGGCACTCTTCGCACATCGGATTATAAGATACGTTTGTTTTGCACGCTATACATAGTATTTTCATTAGCATTTCACCCGCTCGCATGGTATATATCTAGCTACAAAACAATTTTAATTTCTACCTATTGCATAATAATAAACCATGAGTTAAGTTGCATATTAATATGAGCATTCGAACAAAAATTCTAAAAAAAATATCTCAAGCTAACCCTCCAAAGTCTGAAAACATAGGAGATCCGCCAGATGTAAGCGTATCTTTATTCCCTACATTAGTTTTGGGATGGGGATCAAATAACACCGCTCACATACAAAAGATATTGGATGTAATAAACATTTCCATTCATATATTATCAAATGCAAAAACAGATTTAGATAAAATGAGGCAACAGTCATTTGCTACGGATGTTTCATCTTATCACGCCACCGTTAGAGACTTGCTTTTATTATCCAAGGAAATTTACCAAAATATCTTGACAAATGACGGTGATCAGTATAAATTAGCTTTGACACCGGAGATTAAGGCATCAATTATAAATAATATAAAGAATAGTACTCAATTTAGAAATATTCCTGATGGCCCACTTGCATCAACGCTGGCACCCAAAATTGGTGGAAACCTAAAATCAATATTATCATCAACATTTAGCAATATAAAGTAATATGTCAACTGGAAAGTTAATAGATAGAGTAAATGCTTATGAGGCTGCGGCAGATATTAAGTTATTGCCAAAAGTCCCATTAATCATAAGCCTTAATTTACGAGCATCATCTAAAATAACGTCTTTATTGGACAAGCCATTTTGCGCTAAGTTTTCTGATTGTATATATAGCACTATGATTAGGTTGATTAATGAAATATCCGGTTCTGTTTTTGCTTATTCGTTTAATGATGAGATTATAATTGTGGCAAGAAATGACCAGAGTAATGAAACAGAGCCGTGGTGTCAAAACAAAATACAGAAAATAGCTTCATTAACGGCAGCTATAGCAACTTTACATTTTAATAATTGTGTATTGGCTAGTGATTTAAGTCTTTTAGGTGACGCTGTTTTTTTATCTAAAGTGTTTGTTGTGCCAAATATAACAGAGTCAGTTAATGTATTTGTGTCAAAACAACAGTCTGCGTTTCAAAGTTCAATACATTTTGCCTGTTTTTATGAATTATTAAAGTTGTATAATAAAGATGAAATAAGGGAAATGTTAATAGGGACGTCTTTAGATGAAAAGATTAATTTATTAAAGCAGGAACTAAGTATTGATTTTAATAAATATCCAATGGCATTTCGTAGAGGCGTTGCATGTTATAGATCTCCTAAGATAATGGATGGGACATTAAAACATAAGTTGGTATTAAATAGAGACCTTCCAATTTTTACAAGAGAACATTTATTTTTAAGTAATATATTTAATGGAGGTGCGGATATAATAAGACAGGATGTATTATAAGGGGTCGAAATAGGATCGATTCGGTATGAAATATTAAAATGCAAGCCCAGTATGATTGTTATCTGGTTAAAAATATAATCAAACGTCGAATGCCAACGATAATAGCATTCCAATTGCACTAGCTGCTTAATTGGTGTTTTGGGGAAGAGATATTTTTGGTATTTTCCGAAGCATAAACAAACTAAAAATAGCGACAAATCGTTCTATGGATGAAGTCGTGAAATAAACATTAGATAGTCGATTGGGCGAATTCAGTCAAATGCCGTTAGTTGCATTAAATCTAACTAAACTTGTAAATGAATTTTAATTTAGATTATCGAAGACTACGGGGCAGTACCGTACGACTCCACTATTAAAATATAATGGTATTTTATCATGAATATTAATTGTTTCTGCGCGACTTGTGATAAGGCATTTATAATTTTGGCAAAAGAACATCGGCGCCAATTAAAAAATGGCAGAAATAGATTTTTTTGCTCTCGCACCTGTTCATCTATTAAAAATAATCAAGAAAATCCGAGGAAAGGGAACCCCAAATATTTGTTGGCCAATAATCGCAAAGATGAATACTCCCCCTTTAGATGGTATGTTCTAAGGGCAAAATATAGGGGTAAAAAAAAGAAATACGGTTGCGATTTAACGGTTGAGTTTCTTAAAAAACTTTGGGATGAACAAAATGGGATTTGTCCATTAACCGGGTGGAGATTATTATTGCCAAAAAATACTATTGATACTTGGGGTGGCAAGCATCCTTACAATGCCAGGATAGATAACTCAAAGGGGTATATGGAAGGAAACGTAAGGTTCATTGCTTACATGGCAAATATTGGAAGGGCTGATTTTTCGGATGAACAGCTTATTTATTTTTGTCAATCAGTTGCAAATTTCACTTCTTCCCAAGAGTTGCCAGCCAATCAAAAAGCTTGATCCATGGCATTTTCTTCAAAACATCAA